GGGCCGCCCTGCAGCGCTGCGACCGGCTCGGCGAACCCGCCATAAGGCCGGGTCAGCTGGAACTTGGTCTTGACACCGTCCCCCAAGCCGAACGCAGCCTGGTTCACGGCGTTATCGGACGGGTCCGAGTACAGGAACGAATCGAAGCTGCCCTGCCGCGCGTTAAAGAAGCCGACCAGCTGCTGCAGCTCCTGCAGGGCGTTGGCCCGCAGGACCTCGTACGAAAGCTTGAAGGCCCATAGCGGCAGCGAGTAGTAGGCAGTCCGCAGCTCCCGCCCGCTGACCGCCTTCTGCACTCCGGTCGACCACTGGGGCGTTTTCCCCACGGACCACGAAAGCCCTGGGAGCACCGGGAAAACGGCGTTACCCATTTGCGAAGTTCCTTCCCTGCTTGCGCAGCGCCGCCACCAGGGCCGCGCCGTTGCTCTCGAAAAGCCGCTTGACACTGTGACCGTCAATGGCGTGCACGTGCAGGTGGACGTCGCCGCCGGCGCCGCCACCGTTGTCGGCCAGGTTGCGAACGACGTCGGCCTGCGCTGCCGGCAGCACCATCTCCTTCTCGTGCAGCTGGGTGACCGGATTGACCCCGGCCGGGATGTCATAGCCGCCGCGTGCGCTGGCGATATGGCCGGCAAAGCCAAGCACAGCGCCGCTCGCCACCACTGCCAAGCCAGGCGCCAGGAAGGGACCAACACCGGGGATCGCGGCAATCGCCGCATAGACCGCAGCAGCGGCCTCCCACGCCTTGATCGCGATGTTCTTGATGGCAGACCACGCGTTGGCCATCACGGACTGCGCAGCGGCCCACCAGTCGCTTGTGACGCGGGCGCTGTTGCCTGCGACCGTCGCTGCCGTCTGAGTGGTCTCCCCCATCAACCACATGCCAACCTTCTTTGCGATGAACTGGCTGAACGAACTAAGCGTAGCCTGCCAGGCCTGCCCCAGCCCTTTCTGTACGGTGTTCGCGCCGCTGATCATGCCGGCAAAGGCGTCCTCGTACGACGATCGAATGTTCCCAGTCATCTGCAGCCAAGGAGCCTGAGACTGCATCGCGGCCTGCCCGTTGATCTGCGCCATCGTGTCTACGTGCTTGCGCTGCGCTTCCTCGATCTGGGCGTGAAGCTGCGCGATTGCGGTCGGGTTGCGGTCCGGCGACTGTTCGAGGAGCGCGAGTTCGGCCGCCAGCGCTTGCTGCTTGACCGCGTACCGGCGGTCCTCGAAACTCCGCTCCAGCTCGACCATCTTGGCAGCGCTGATCTCGCGTGCGTTCACCTGCAGCACGGCCGCGCGCTGCTCTTCGTCGATGGCTGCCAACGCAGCCGCACGCTTCGCGCCCTCGATCACCTGGTTGGTGGCGAGCGTCTGTTCGGCCAGCTTGCGCTGTTCCTTGGCGATCTCGCCAAGCGCCGCATTTGCTTCCTTGCTGTCGGCGCCGTAGCGCGCCTTCAGCTGCTCATACATGGTGGTCGCGATCGCGATCCGCTGTTCGTGGTTGTTGCGGTACTCCTCGAGCGCCGCCTTCTCACCGGCGATCTGGCTGTCGAAGGCCGCCTGCCGGAGGTCCTTCTCCAGGCCGAGATACTTAGCTTGCACCTGGTTGCGCTCGTCGGCTGACAGCTTCGCGGTCTGCAGCAGGTTCTTCCAGTAGTCGCGCTCGCGCGCCTTGCCGTACTCCTGCGCCGTCCCGGCCAGCACCTGGGCCTTCTCGAAGCCGTCCTTGTCCTGGGCAAGCTTCGCTTCCCATCCCGCCATGCGCGACTGCTTGTCGCTGTTGAAGTCGTAGGTTGGCCCGGCGGCGCTGCCTGGCTTTTCCGGCGCCGCCGGCCCGGCCTGCTTCGGACCACGCAGCAGGATGTCGTTGATTTCGTTCTTGCCGTCGGCGGCGATCTTCACCATCTTCCGGACATGATCGGCTTGAAGCCGCTCGATATTCGCGGCGCCGCTTGCCCATGCAGCCTTTACACCGTCCCAATCGCCATGGAGGGCCCGTCCAATTACCGCCGCCATGCGCTGGGCCTGAGCCACCACATATTGAATATTGAAGGCGATCTGCTGCAGCGCTGCCTGTACTACCCCGTTGAACACGACGAACGCGATCTCGACAACCTTCAGCACGCTGGTGAAGATCTCCATCGAGGAAGGCACCTCGGTCCCCATCACGCCACTGACCAGAGAGCCAATCGCGCTGAAGCTGTCCGACACGACAGACCACAGCTTCTGCACGGTCCCCCAGCAGCTGTGCACGACGGTCGTCACCGACTCCATCGCGACCCTGAACAGGCCGCAAACGGTCGGGCCAACACCGCTGAACCAGGAGCCGAGCTTGACCAAGGTCGGCAAGACGGTGGCGCCCAGCTGCACTTCGAGCGACGTCATGACGAGCTTCATGTCGTTCATCGTCTCCTTGTACTGCTTGGTCTGCGCCACCCCCTCGGGCCCAACGACCAGGCCGAGGTTCTCGGCCTTCGCCCTCGCCTTCTCGATCTCGTCGCTGGTCAACTTGAGCGTGCCGCGCAATTCGGCCCAGCTCTTGCCGTACACCTGCAGGCCGACATTGTTCTGCTCGATTGGGTTTTTGATTTCCTTGAGCTTGTCGTTCACCTCGGCCATGATCTCGGTCATCGGCCGGTACTGGCCGTTGGTGTCCTTGACCTTCACGCCCAGCTTGGCGAACGCGTCCGAGTTCGTGATGACCTGCTTGCTCAGTTTGCTCGCGGCCATGGTCATGAGATCGGAATCGATGCCCAGGTGCCGCATCGCCACCATCATCACGCTCGCTTGCTGCGTGGTGACGCCGAGCGTCATGCTCAGCTTCTTGGCTTCGCCGTTCCACGCGTTCGAGGCGGACACCACTTCCTTGAAAGCCGCGCCGCCGGCAAGCACCGCGGTCAGCCCGCCGATCATCCCGGTGAGCTTGCCCATCATGTTTCCGACGGACGAGAAAGCCGTCTCGATGGTCTTTTGCGTTTCCTTGGACGCAGCGATCACGCGCTTCATGCCGGCTTCGTACCCGGTCGGGTCTGCGCTTATCGCGTATTCAGAAGTCTTGTCGTTGGCCATTGTGGTGTCAGTTTCAGGTGGTCGGGCATTTGCGGCATGCTGGCCTGCAGCTCGGCGATGTCGTCAGCCAGGGTAGTCGCGGTGGGCTCCGCGGGCGGCTTGTAGTTCAGGTAAAGCGCGGCGAGCACATGTACTGGCGGCGAGCGCCGCCAGTACCTGTATTGCGCAAGGATGGAAGGGATGTCCCACTCGCTCCATGCCTGCGCCGGCGTGCAGCCTGTACTGGCTACGACGTGGGCGATGGCGTCTTCGAGCCATTCGCCTCCATCGCCTCCTGCACCCGCCGCGCCATCTTTCCCGCGTCGATCGCCAGACCGGACACGTTCATCAGCGCTTCCCAGACCGGGATCACATTGCCGTAGTCGATGATCTCGTCGACCTGGGCGGGCGTGATCTCGGGCTCGTTGCGCTTGAGCGAGTGGTAGGCCAGCGTCGAGACGAGCTCGATGTCGGGCACCTGGCCGACGAACACCTGGCCGATCTTGTCGCGGAACTGCTTGACGGTTGCCGCGTTGAGCGGGGCGAGGATCCGGTCCTGCCCGCCCAGCTGGATTTCGGTACCGGGTACCTGGCTCATTCGGAAATGCTCCAGAAGCCGACGTTGCCGAAGGCGTCGCCAATCGCGTCGATGTCCATCTCGGGGATGGCGTAATCGTCCTGCTTGGTGGCCAGCGTCAGCTTCGACGAGACGCAAGTCATGAACGCGAGGGTCAGCACCTTAGCGCCGTACGGGATCGACAGGTCGGTGCGGAATTTCGGCGCCGGGCCCATCACCAGCGACTGGATGGTGCCCTTCTTTGCGGTGGTCGACGTAGCCGTGTACTGGAAGGCGATGTACACGGTCTTGCCGACATCCGCGGCAGCGAAGGTATAGACACCGGCCGTGACGCTGTACTGCCCGGTCGCGGGTGCCGTGGTGACGCGTGTCATCGGTACCGCGTTGCTGTCGCGCACGCCCAGGTCGGCAGACCAGGTGCCGGCATTCGGCACGGCAGGCGTGATGGTGGACGGGCCGGCGGGGATCGGGGTTCCGGTCAGGTCGTTTTGATCGCCGATCAACTGGGCCGCGGTGGTCTGTCCGAAGAACAGGTTATTGAGCAGCGCACCGTTAACCTGGGCGAACTTGGGCTTGATGGAGATCTTGCCCTTGCCGCGCGCGGCGTCGATCGCAAACTGTCCCTGCCCGTACAGCAGCTTGGAGTCGAAGCTGATGTCCACGGCGACGTCCTGCAGCGCGCCGAACTGGACCGGCTGGGGCGTGGCCAGCACGTTACCCAAGGCGTCCTGGGTGGCAGTACCCCACATGACGCCAGAGCCAAAAAGTTGCATGGTGTTTCCTTTATAGAATGGTGCTGTTAGAGATGTCCGACGCACTTACTGCGTATCGGATTTCGTATTCCATCGTCAGGCAGCCGGCCGACTGGTCCGCGTCGTGATCGTCCCACTCGGACCCGCTGTGGCGGATGCCCTGGGTAAGGTCGGCCAACTGTCGATCGGCCATCAAGGTGCGGTGCACCGCGACCGCGACGAGGTCGGCGGCATCGGTCCACGGCTCGCCGCGAACGTGAATGCTGACGTTCAGCGTCAGCGTGGCCACGTCGCCACCGGAGACCGCCCGCTCCTTCTGCTCTCGCACCTGGCGCACATTGATGCCCGGGGTTTCCTCCCGGGTGAACGGTACGGTGCGATCGCGGAAGACACCGTCCTGCGCCGGCGTGGCACCGATCAACGCATCGGCAACGCGCTTTGCAATCTGCTGGTTTATGCTCGACATCGGGACCTCAGACCTTGGACAGCGGGATGATGGAGAACTGGCCATCGTCCAGCGGGCGCGGCTGGCGGGCGGTGTACGCGACGCCGTCGTGCGTGAGCGCCGTGCCGTGCTTGATGCGGGCCGCGCCGATTACGCTCGATTTGACTGTCAGCGCGTACTCGTTCGAGACCACGCCGTCACCGCCCAGCGTCAGCAGTTCACCAGGTGCGTCGAGGATCCCGACAAAGTCAACAGCGCCGACCTTGCAGGGCTTGCCGTG